TTCTTCTCCAGCTTCGTTCCTGTTACAGAATCTATGACGCGGGCTACTCCGTGTATAACATTTGCAACAACATCGCCGGACTGGGGCCAGCATCGGTCAGCAGGTTGGCGGGCGCAGATCTGTTGCTCCACCTGATACTCCAGATCGGCGGGGACTGCCTGCCCATTTGACTTCATATCCTTCTCAATGTTTGAGATTAAGTTTGTCCATGTAGACCCGTAGACAATCGCTGGGAATTCAAGACTTGATCCAAGCTCGGGACGTTTAATGGTATAGCGAAAGTAAAATCCCCCGACTGGTCCTCTGTTGCGATCTTTGAGTTTCATGCTTGCTGTAAACAAACTTTTATTGTTATGTTGGAGGAATGTCAAGCACGAATGGTAGGGAAAAATACGGGATGTTCTTTCCCGCAGAGATTGATGACCTCGCTATAGAACTCTATTGCTACGCTCTTACCCGAGGCAGGTATGGTAGGTGGCTCCAACAAGAGACGGGGATTAACCTTGCGGATCACAAGCTCCTCACTCCTTTTGAGCATTTTATCAAGGCGGTTCAAATCCAATGGCCGCGAGATGTCTCTATCAAGAATCGCGGGTATACCAATACCCAGCTACTCCGAACCCTAGAGGAACTGTGCAACAATGACGATGTGGTTCTTGCTGGGGCTGCGAGTATGGGAAAGTCGTTTCCCGTGGGGTTGTGGATTCTTTTGGACTGGTGCGCGGCCCCGCATTGCACTTCTTCTTGGGTGGCGACTACCACTATCGGAGCGTCCGAGGATCGTATCTGGGGTATCATCGCCAAGCTCTGGAAGCTCCAGCGGGTGAGGTTTGGGCAGTTGATTGATTACCGTCACATGATTGTCTGGGATGGCGCGGAGGGGGATGATGAGCGCGATTTCCAGAATGCTATTAAGGCTCTTGCTTTTGAGCAGGGTTCTGCTGGGCAGAAGGCTATTGATACCACCCGTGGTCGTAAGAACAAGCGTGTCAGAATGGCGATGGATGAGTTGCCCGAAATGGAGATGGGCGCGATCACCGTCCGCTCCAACCTCGCCTCCAACAACGATAAGGTCTTCATCGGTATCGGCAATCCTAGTGTCGGCGACAATCCTCATACCCGCTGGTGTTTGCCTAAAGGTGCTACCAACTTTGATGGGGTGAATATGGATATGGAGAAGTGGGAGACCGAAACGGGAATCTGCCTCTTCTACAACGGCATGAAGTCCCCGAACTTCCAAGCCCCCGAGGGTGAACCTTCTCCCTTCCCGTTTCTAATGGACCGCGAAAAGCAGGCGGATATGCTCAAGCTCGCCTATGGGGATGCCAACTCCGTGGACTATATGCGGAACGCTATCGGGTGGTGGCCGAAGTCTGGCTTCGCTCAAACTATTCTTACCGCAGATGTGATCAGAAATGCCAATACTAATGAAGAACCACTTTGGGATTCTGAAGGTATGGTAAAGGTGGCGGGGTTCGATACTGCCTTTACTGCTGGGGGAGACCGCTGCGTTCTCTCTGTGGGTAAACTAGGTTTCGTGCGCGGAACCAAAAACAAGGTTCTCTACCTAGAGAAGCAGCACATCATTCAGATTTCTGCCAATGCTACTGCCGAGTTTGAGATTCAGCTTGCCGAGAAAGTTGTAGATATCTGCCGCACCGCTGGCGTTCAGCCCCACCGATTTGGTATGGATGTCTCGGGCGATGGTGGGCGGGTCGGGCAGGCTATCATCCGCGAGTGGCTCAAGTATGACCAGAGCGGGCATAGTATCGTTCTTATCTCTTCCATGGGGAAACCAACCGATCGCATCGCCGCCGAGGTCGATAAGCGGCCATGTAGTGAGGTCTATGATCGCCTTGTTTCGGAATATTGGTATTCCCTCTATCACGGATTCCGCTCGCGTGTTCTCTTCGGTGTGGACTACGCTTCTGATCTTGGGCGCGAACTTTGCCTTCGTAGATACGACATAAAGAATAAGAAGATTAGCATCGAAACCAAGAATGATTACAAGGCTCGCGTGGGATCATCGCCGGACTTGGCCGACTCGATGGCCTACCTCGTAGAGCTAGCCCGCCGATTCGGTCTTGTTTTTATCGGTAACGATAAAGTAATGCCGACTAACCGATTTTGGGCTAGGGAAGAAAAGCCAGTCGAGATCGTGGAAGAATACTCTTCAGACTCTTGGGGCGAGGATTAGAGCAGGCTGAACGCTTCTGCCACCGTATCGTTGAACGAGAACGGTGCGCTGCCCCAATTTTCTTTAGGCTCCGCAGACTGCACATACTCCGCCAAAATCGTGTTCGTCCACGCTTTCACCACGTTCAGCTTCTCGCTCACCTTGCCTGCTGCTTGGAGTTGAGCGGCGAGATCAAGGAGTGTGACCAATTGGGTAGGGCCGTAACCTTCTTTCCCCAGCCAAGCATTCGCGGTGTATGTGGGCGCGGGCGGGATGATCCACACTCCTTGCCCCCACACGGCGTTCTCTGCGGGTTTCCCCGGCGTCAGCGCATACTCGTCCAGCTTCGGATTACTCGTCTCCACCCAAAGATCAATCGTTTCTTGGGCGATGTCTTTGCGTTCAAAGTTTGTTTTGTTGTAATAGTTAGGCATAGACTCTTGGGTGTGTTGCTATGGTTGCGCCGTTGTTGTTTGTGATTGTTCGTGCGCCGCGCACATCTTGGATTTCGCGAATGAGCGGGGCGTAAAATGCAAGATTCTGCGGACGCACTTTGTCGCAGGTCATGCCGTCCGCAAGGGAGGCGACTTCGGCAGGCGTGAGGGCGGCATTCCAGATGCCGACTTCGGCAAGTTGTCCGTCAAAATTGGCAGATACCGCAAATGTTCCAATGCGAAGTTCGCTAATATTTGCAGGAACCAGAAAAGTCGAATTTGTCGTAGAGTTCCCGCCATCTCTATAAATTATGCGTGATGTGGACGACTCTTCTACAAGGCAGGCGTGACCCCATGTATTTACGCTGTAGTTTCCGCTTGCTTGAAAGGCCGCGTCGATTCCTCCTTGGCCTACATTGCCACCTACTTGAGTTGTAAAATACAAACCAAAGTAATCATTTACGTCTAGTGCATCTCTAAGATAAATTCCATTTACTGTATCAGTTGACGCTTTGCGGAACCAAGCAGCAATGGTGAGTGGAGCTGCCGTAACAGGCGAAGTGCCTACTGTTAAATACTGATTGACTCCATTGAAATCGCAAGCCATATCACGCTGCGCTCCTTACTTCAACGGCGATTAGCTCGGCATCGCCAGTCATAGTATCGCTTCCGTTGTTAGCATCGCGGTTGATTTTGAGGCGGAACCCGTCTCCAGCGGTAACAGAGTCGATGGTGGTCAGTGTGATCTCCGAGTAGTTCGGCACTCCGCTGGTTCCGTTTGTGGTAGTGGTGACGCTGGCTGCGGTGTCGAATGAATCGGTATCAATGTCGGTGGTCATTCGCTCCAGCGAGGCATCCCATACACAAGCTCCAGATGTGGCGGTAGTAGCAGTCCAGATGATTCGAATCTTGAGTCCGCTTCCCAGCACAGCGGCTTCGGGGATTACTCCAAGAAAAATCGCGCTTTCGTCGGTGGCATCATCAAAGTCGAGGATTGCGATGCTATTACGAGTATCCAGCGTGGCGAAGTTGCTGGCTGGAGGCTGGTTATCTTGCGCGTTGAAGACTGCATATGTCTTTGTTCCGCCTCCTCCACCGCCAACTGCGGATTCAGTTCCGCTAGAATCTTTGATATAAGCCTTATTGTCACTCTTGATGTAGAGGGCTGCGTCACCGCTGTTCGGGGTAAGTCCAGTAGAGTGCGTGAAGATCGCGGCGTTTGCGAAATGTCGGTCTGGTGAAGGCATGATTCATTACTATGCACAATCTTATTGGCGATGCAAGGGGTTTTATCGGTGACGATAAAAAAGGGTTTGCGGCAGGGACGGGTGCGCACATTCTGTATGCATCGAGTTGCCAAGGTTGTGGTCACGGAGACTTGAGCCTCTCTAGTCGGACCCTCGACCTCGATGTGCCTCACCTGTTTCAACGCGCAAGCAGTGCTTTGCGCTCCACATTAGAGGTCATCCGGTATCCCGCCTGCCTGCCGCAAATTGGGTGCGATGGAGTTCAGGTCGCTCGGCTGCTCGATGCGCTTCCTCGGTAAATCATCCTGCAGGATGCCGAGTAAGGGTAGTGGTCACCCATACGGATGCCGCTCGCCCGCCCCAAGCTACGACCTACTAGCGTGCCGCCCTCAATGCTCCACCGCAATTTTGTATCAAAGATCAAGTCTGGCTATATCTATCCTAGATTATTCTAGGACGCCGGACAACTCAAGAAGATTGGCAA